CTGTCTCGTCTCCTTCGCAGGAACTCCGTTACGAGCCCTGCTGCGCCTGAATCTCGCGCCGTCGGCGCAAATGCTCGCCGGTCAACTTGCCGGCGCTCTTGATGTCGGCCTGCAGTTGCGCGAGGGGATTGCCCACCACGCCGCTGCCGGTCTGCCGTGCCACGCCGCCGGTGGTGCCCATCGTCTGCCCGCCGGTCGGCTTCCGGTGATGCGGCTTGGCCTCCAGGTAGCTGGCGACCAACGCCGTGATGCCGCCGTCGAGCGGCTGTCCATCTGCGCCGAGGACGACCGGGTCCAGCTCGTCGTTGAGCGTTACCCGCTTGCCCAGCAGCTCCGTGAGTTCGTCGAGCGATTCCTCCCGCGCGCCGGCCGCGAGGGCCTCGGCCTTGATGTCGCTCGCGATGGCCCGCTTGAGGCGGTCCGTGCGCCGCTCCACTTCGGCCAGGAGCTTGTCGCGCTCCTTCGCCTCGCGCTCTTCGCGCAGCTTCATCGCCTGCTCGTACTGGTTCCGGGATTCCAGATCCCGGAGCTTGTACGTCTCGAGCTCCGACTCCAGCGTCTTGACCTGCTCGACCGCCACCGGGTCGGGGCTGGCCTTGGCTTTCGCCCGCTGGGTCGCTTCCCGAATCCGCGCATCGACCAGGCGCTGCAACGGTTCAGGCAAGGTCCCGATCGTGCCGTCCGCATTCAGCGGCACGGACAGAACCGGGGGCGTCGTCGTCTCGGAGGCGGTCCCCTGCGGGACCGGCGGCGTCTCACTCACGTGGTGCATCTCCTGGCGTTGCGCCGGCAGGACGGCTGTGACCTACGAAGGCGACCACTTGCGCCGGGTCGCCGAAGGCTAGGACGGGCGATCTGCCGTGCGGCGGATGCCCGTGTCGAGGCGCTTGGTCAGGGCGGCGATCTCCGGCTCGGTGAGGCCGAGAAACTCGCGCTTGGTGCGCGCCTTCCCGGCTCCCGTGACCTGGTGAAACACGGCCTTGTCCTGCGGGCTCACGCGGCGTGAGCGTTGCACCAAGGTCGGTCCCGCCCGTCGTGCCATGACCTGCGTCTCTCCATGACCAGCATGCGGAGCGGGGAGCCGTGGTGTATTACCGCGTCCAGCCGAGGGTGACGGACGTGTCGGTGACCTCGACGATCTGCAGCGTGTTGAGCAGGTCGCCCGACACGGTCAGGTTCACCGTGCCCGCCGCCCCCACCTCGGCGGCTTTCTCTTTCGCGTACGCCTGGGTGTACGGCGCGAACGGCTGGCCGTGCTGGTCCCGTCCTTGCCGGGTGCGCGACCGGATCTGCTCCAGCGCCAGCAGCCCGAGCTCACGCATCAGCGCCTTGTCGGTGAGCCGGATCGACGACGGCATGCGGACGGTGCTGGTCAGGGTGACGGGCATGCTCACGCGGTCCTTCGGCCGCGCAGGGTCCGCGTGCGCGCCTGCGGACGGACGCGCGCCAGCTCGGCCTCGACTTCCGGCAGACGCCCGTCCGTCCCGCGCAGGTCGGCCGACGCACTGAACCGCGAGATCGGCGCCCACAGGTGCCGGCAGTTGTACCCGCCGCCCGTCAGGAACGGGTTGGGGAGCTGCTCGTTGTCGAGCGCCTCAATCTCGGCCCGCGTGTACACCTTCCCGATGTGCCGCAGGCAGAACGGCCGGATGAGACTGTCCACCGGCCCGACGTAGGCGTAGAGCTGGTCGTCGGGCACCGGCAGGACATCGCCGCCGGTCGCCAGCGGCGCCGGCGCGGTCGGGTCGTTGATCGTCGCGTCGAGCGTCGGGACGATGGTCTGCACCGCGACCCGCTGGACGATCGACACGTTCGTGTCGTAGAGCGTGGCCGCCCGGGCCCGCTGGCCATCCAGCACCGACGTCAGGGACGCGATCAGCCGCTCGGGTGGCTCGGCGCCAAGGACACCCCGTGCGGTCGCGCGCCACAGCGCCGTGGCCAGTTCGTCGCCCCACAGCCGCAAGTCCTCGCGCCCGGTCTCCACCAGCGCCCGCAGGAGCCCCGTGAACGCCGTCGGCCGTCCCGTCGTGTCGAAGGCCAGCGCCTGGCGATACGCGGGGCTGCTGGCGGCGAGCCGCGCCAGGGCGCGGTCCACGCTGACGGTGACCGAGGTGTCGATGAGGTCGTCGTACCCGGCCTCGGTGAGCAGGCGCCGCAGATTGGCCCGGGCCCGCCCGAGCGCCGCCGCCCGGACCGCCGATCCGGTGCGTCCGCTGGTGGCCTCGGTGATGACCTCGGGGAGGCGCCGCTCGAGACGCTGGAGGACGTCGGCCAGCTCGCGCGCGAAGGCGTCGGACAGCCGGTCCGCATCCTCGGCCAGCATCTCCGCGAGGGCGACGAGATCGGCGGGCGTCAGTTCGCCCATGGCCTAGCTCCCGGTGTCGTCGGCGTCGTCGTCGGCGCGGTCGTCGCGGCGGGCCGGGACGGACGCGAAGCGTGCGGCCATCGCCTGCAGGTTCGCCTGCCGCGCCTCGGCCGGCGTCGGGGCGGCTTCGAGTTCGGCGCGGATGGTGCTCTGCAGCGTGGGTGCCGCGTCCGGCAGGAACGTCGGGATCATCTTGGTCCCCAGTTCGGTACGGAACGTCGCCGACTCGCCGATCGGTAGCGCGAGCGCGGCCTGCGCCATCCCGAGCAGCTCGGACGCTTCAGGCGCGTCGAAGTGGGTGGCGTACTGGATCTGCAGGCCCGCCCGCTCCCACTCGGCTTCCCAGCGGTCGCCGTACGTGCCCCGGAACCACAGCCGCGCGATCGCCAACTCGGCGCGCGTCAGCTCGTCGGCGTACCCGGCCAGCACCGTCGCGTAATCGGTCCGCTTCAGGCGGCGCGACTCGGCCGACTCGGCATCCCGGCTGTCCTGGTCGTAGGGGATCGCGCACAGCCGGAAGATCGTGCGGATCAGATCCTGCCGCGCCTGTTGGTACACCTTGACGGTGCTGGTGTCGGCGGTGATGTAGCTCGCCGGCTGGCCTGAGAACAACACCGCCGCGGTGGAGGTGGTCTGCCCGAGCAGCGACTGCGCCTGCTCGAGCGACATGGCGGGGCCGCCATCGGCCGACGTGCCGAGCGGGATGTTGAGGATCGAGAACGTCTGCTTGCGTAGCAGCTCGCGCTCCTCGCTCGTCAGGTTGTACAGGTCGATGTACAACATCGGATCGCTGAGCGCCGACTGGCCGAGGACCGGCAGCGTCGCCCGCCGATGCGCGTACAGCACCACCACCGGCAGCACGCCGAACCCGTGCGCGACCGTGGCCCGCTCCGACACGCCGGCCTGGTACGTGGTCGCGCCGTCGGCGGTGATCTCGGTGACCCGGAACTGCACATCGGTGCCGAGCATTGGCCGCTGAAGCGACTCGCGCAGGACCGGCTCGACGACCTTGACCGCCGTGAGGTGCCCCGTGGGGCTCTGCAGCCAGTCGGGCACATCCAGCGGCGTGAAGCCGCGCAGCACCAGCGCGGCGCGGTCGGCCGCCGTCTGGCCGTCATCGCCGGCCCGGTCCATCACGAGCACGTCGTGCCCATAGATGAGCGCCGCCATGAACTCGGTCCGCATCCAGTCGGTCAGGCTAGTGCCCGCGCCGTCGACGTTGGTCGTCCAGTCCAGAAAGGGGTGCTCCTCCACGACTGCGCCGGCCGGCGAGATGCAGCGGCGGATCGGCGGCTCACGGAAGAGCCCGGACAGCTTGGCGTCCAGGATGAGCCGCGCCACGTTCTCGTAGCGGGCCAGCGTGCGCCGCTCGAGCAGCTTCTTGGTGGGCTGGGTCGGCGTGGCGGCCTCGTGATCCTTCCACTCGCGGGGATGCGGGATGAGGTAATCGCCGGTGAGGAAGCCGCCCGCGCCTTCGGCCACATGGGCAAGCTGGACCCACACGTGCCGCCACGTGTCGTAGAGCGGATGCGTGGGCCCGATGGCATCACGCAGCGTGGAGGGCGTCGTCGTGGTCGCCATAGGGCAGGACTAGATCTCCGACGAAAGGGCCCGACCGGGACCACCATCCGAAGAAAGGGCCCGATCGGGTCCACCACCGGGGGAGGGGCTCGGCGGCACTCCCAGCATGCGAGGCGGTACGACCGAGCGTGTTACCGCAGTCACGCCGCGCCCCGCGCTGCACGGACCGCCACCAGCGAAGCCGCGCTCAGCGAGTTGGCGTGCAGGTCGCCGATGCCGTACCACTCGTACAGGGCCTCGCGGATGACATCGCTCATCGTCTCGTCGGACTGGGCGGCGACATCCCGGAGGTGCGCGAACTCGCAGGCCGTCAGGCGCATCGTCACAATCACGCCCGTCGTGCGCAGGGATTCACGTGGGCGCCAGGACTCCAGGGAGGCGCACGCCTCGCAGGCCCACAGCGCCCGCTGGAGGGTGACCGGGGCCGCGCCGTCGAGGGCGGCGTACACGGAGCCGCACTGCGGGCAGCGCAGCAGCGGCAGATGCGGATCAGGGCTCGGCGTGGACATCGTTGGCCTCCTCATAGGAACGCCTCCACCCACTTCGCGGACGCGACCGGTGCACGGTTGCGCCGGAGCGGCTCAATCGCATAGCGCAGCGCGTCGATCACGTGGTTCTTGGTGTCCTGCAGCACCGGCAGCACGTGCCCGGTGAGCGGGTCTGTCTTGTAGCGGTACAGCGTCAGCTCGTCGATCGTGTGCTGGCAGCGCGGATGCACGACGATGTCGTACGCCTGCAGGAACGTAATCCCCTCCTGCACACTGCCCGTCCCCTTGGCCGCAGCGGTCACGTTGCGGTAGCCGTGCCGCCGCATGTAGCTGATGGTTTCGGGCCGCGCGCTGTCGGCCACCAGCGGCCAGCGACGCGCCCACCCGGGCGACTCCGGCACCAGCGTGTCGAACAGCGCCGGCGTGTGGTCGATCTCGCAGCCCACGCGGTACACCTCGCGGTCGACGTACAGCGTGCGACCGTCGAGGCGGCAGCGGACCAGGACCGTCGGGTCGGAGGCGAACCCCCAGTCCGCGCCGAGGTACCAGGTCGCATCGGCCGGGCTGTCGAACGCCTCGATCTTCCAGTTGCGGAAGACGCGGGCCTCGCTGTGCCGCTCGTACTCGCCGAGCCAGATGTGCGCGTACTTCTCGGGATCGCGGGCGCGGTCCCACTCCATCTCGGCGCGCAGGACATCCGGGAGCCACGGGTTGCTGTCGTAGTTGGCGCACACGAGGACCGCGCCTGGCGGGCCGCCCTCGGCAAAGAACGCATCGACCGGATCAGACGCGCGGCGCGGGTTCCACGAGAACCACAGCTCAGACCCGTCCTTGCGGATGGTCGGGCGTAGCAGGTCGAGCGACCGCTGGGAGAGGGATTGCGCTTCCTCGACCCACGCGACGTCGATGCCTTCGAGGGACTTGATCGACTCGGCGGTGTGGTTCTGCATCCCTTGGAACAGGATCACGCCCCCACCCGGCGTGTCGATGCGGGACTCGCGCGGCGTGAAGCCGGGCACGTTGAAGGCGTCAATCTTGTCCTCGAGGAGGCGCTTCGCCGACTCCTGCAGCGACTTCTGGATCTCGCGGACGCACACGACGCGCGTGCCGCGCTGCAGCACACACCGCTCGACGATGGCCTCAGCGAAGTGATGCGACTTCCCCGAGCCACGCCCGCCCTTCGCGCCCTTGTAGCGGGCCGGCGCCAGGAGCGGCGCGAACACGCGCGGGGTCTGCAGCACCAGCTCAGGCATCGTCGTCGGTGTCGGTGGTCGGGTCGACGATCTCGCGGATGATGCGCGTGATGGTCAGGTCGCCGTTGTGCTCGACGACCGTCTTCCCGACCAGGTCGTTCCGGTCGAGGATGTCGCGCGCGGCCCCGAGGGCCACCTTGCGATCGTCGTCCTGGGTGAGCAGCTCGCTCAGGCGCTTGACGGCGGGTGAGGCGAGAACGGCGAGGCGCTCGCGGGCCTTCTCGCGCACCTGGGGCGCGGAGCCGCCATGCATCCGGCACACGGCGGAGCCCTGCATGGGGATGTTCCGGCACTGGGCGCCGCTGCGCCGGCTGAACGCCTTGCAGTAGCGCGGATCGGGGTTCGTCGTCGTCATGCGACCTCCTGCGCCGCCTGCGCCAGCGGCGTGATCGTGATGCGGATGCCCGGCTCGTCCCCCCAGAACTTCCGTACCGTGACCTCGACGACGTTGGCGTCATCGCCGATGAAGCGGAGCGCCACCAGCCGGTCCTCCAGCGTCTTCAGGACGTTCGAGCAATCCGGCTTGCTGGTGTGCGGGACACGGCCGAGGGCGCGCACCTTGCGCGGTTCGGACGCCCGCCACGGCCAGGTGAACTCCAGGTCGAGCCGCACCGGCCCGA